TCGCGGTACTCGGACATCTCTTCTGTGATCAGGTAGTTCATCTCGTCTTGGACGCGCTGGGCTTGCGCTGCCTTCTCTGGCGTCAGCTTACCCATGATCTTTGTGCGGACGGGCCCCGATGCGGGCATCAGCTCGCCCATTGCCTGCGCTTGGAATCGCACAACGGCCTCGGTCAGCATTGGGTGATATACGCCAGATGCACCGGGCCAAGGCTGGGTACGATCCTCGATCTTCAGTCCAAGGAGGTCTAGACCCTTAGTATATGCGGACGCCCAATCTTTGCGGCTCTCGCGGTCAGACAAGAATGAATCTATCAGATCACTGGCAATGCTCTCCAGCTCGTCTTCTTCGATATGTTCGGCAAGGTTTGAGTCGTGCTCGACGGGGGTTTCTTCCTCGTCGTCATCTTCACCATCACCAAAGTCTACGGTGACTTCACCACTCTCGATGTCTACTTCGATTGTTGGGTCTTCGTCTGTGGCGATAATCATCTCCACATCAGGCTCATCCTGCGGGCCCATATCAAACGGAGTCATTACTTTTTCAATGGCCATGGCCTATCCCCTACGAGGTTTGGCTTAGTATAGCATTAAATCACGGTAATAATAGGGGGGAGTTGCAGGCGACACAGGGAGGGATGCCGCCTGCAGAGGAGAGACGTATCTCAAATATACCCCGAACTCAGTAATAGTCAACCTTCCGTCTATAGGGTATCTCTTCGTCGCGCTCATCCGTTGGCAGCCGGATGAATCCCCCTTGGCGAAACCGCATCAGCGCCATGATCGTGGTATCGACTTGGTCGTCGTTTGACGCAAACGGGAATCCCGCGACTTCCTCGACCAGCTCCTCGGCCCAGCGCTTTGCCGGAATCCACACGAGCCCTGACGAAATTATATCTGACACAGAGTTGAGGCGTGCCATCTTGCTGTTCGGATTGTTTATCGAACCGCGGACAGGCGTGTACTCCTGCACCATAACCCCAGCACGCCGCATTTCTTGGTAGAGTGCCGTACCGGAGCTCTTCTTCTCGACGATGAACGCGTCAGGCTCCCACTCCTTGTACTCTTCCATGGACATGGCTTTGAGCTCGGGGAACTCCATGCGCTGCTTGATAGCGTTGAGCAGGATGATCTGGTGCATGTCCTCCTCGTGATTGAAGAACACGCCCCACGTCGTCAGCGATGTAAAGTCAGCTCGGTTGTTTGCTTCGGCTGCGGCGTCCAGCGCCATGATGACGTACTCTACGGCTGGCGGGTCGTCGTCTGGCCACAGTCTCCACCAGTCGCGCTTGATTATCGCCGCCTCTTCACCTGTGGGATTCTGCTGATACTGCGCGTTCCACTGGAACACGGGCATGCTGGCCTTTGTGCGCAGTAGAGCAGTTAAATCGAAGAACTCCGGCCAGAGCGCGCGCTGGACGATCTCGCCCGTGTCCTTGTCCTCTACCTCGAGGATGGCCGGGAACTCAATCACCTCGTACTGATCAGAGTCCTCGTTGCTGGCCATGTCCTTGATGAGTCGCCCCGTCAGGTCGTCAGAATGCCATCTGGTATTGTGGCTAACTATAGCGTTGGCAATGAAGTTTTCAGTGTCTTCGACTTGTATATCGAATACCTCTTCCTCCCCATCAAGGGTTATGCTTATGATCTCTGAGGTACTGAATTGCCCTTTCAAGTACTTCTTCTGTTGCCCCGTATCCGACAATGAGGTTGCACGGGTTGCAAAGCAGCGCGCGAACTTTTGAAGAATCATGGCAATGATCAACAGCCAGCTTCCCTTTCCAGTTAGGTGGGGTATTGTCTGAACCCGGTGGTCGCTTACAGATTGCGCACTTCCCATCCTGCTTGGCCAGCATTTGGTTGTACTCAGCGAGAGTGATCCCGTAGCGATGCTTGAGATGGGCGTCTCGGTTCCCTTCGGCCGAACGATGCCTCCTGCCAGCAGCCCACTCAGCCTTGTTATAATGGGATACACACATCCCAGCAGTCTTTGCGGGAAGCTCACAGTCTGCAACTGAACAAGTCTGTCCTCGGTGTTTACCCCAATGGTTCGGCCCAAGTCTTGGTGCGTTTGGATGCTTTCGGTGCCACGAGTCAGAGGCTTGACAAGGGGCGCACTTACTGGGTTTTGTTTTTGCGCGCGAAGGGCGGGTGCATCCCTCAACGATACAAATAAATCCCCCACCTTCAGGTCTTTCACTTTTATCCATTTTTGTTCTCCTTCGCGGTACACAAGAAACGGATGCCTCTCGTTTGCTCGGACAACTTTACCACAAGTCATACGGATTGCATAGATACAATCAATACCTTGTGACGCCCAGTTCAGCACTTTTCTGCTAACTAGCGCTCCATCTTTGTATGAGGCCACCATATCCCCGGGGCGGATATCTCGAAGCGGTTTTTCCAAGCCACATGCCATTAAAACCGGAGTTTCTCCCGTCATACAGTGCACGATAGCCACTCTACCGCCGGGCATCAGACGTGTCCGGGCGCCGTACGCGAACCACTGGTAGGCTTTCTCGAATGCCGTGAAGTTACCGTTCAAGATGTCCTGCTCGGAGTGTGGGTCGCCGACGAGGAGCAAGTCAGCCCCACGGCCCGCGAGTGCCGAACCCACGCCAGCTGCATAGAACTCGCACCCCGTTGTGGTGTTCCACCGACCCGCGGATTTAGAATCAGCGGCGAGCGCCGTGCCCGGAAATATGTCCCCATAGGCCGCAGAATCTATCGAATTTCGCACTTTTCGGCCAAAATCCACAGCCAAATCGGTGGTGTGGGACACCAACATGACCTTCTTTCCGGGGTTCCGGCCGATAAACCAAGCCGGAAAATATGTCGAAACAAGCTGAGATTTGCCGTGTCTGGGCGGAATATTGACTGCAATACGGTCTTTATCGCCCGCTTCAATGGCCATAAGCTGGTCTGCGAGGATGCGGTGGTGCTTACCAACCTTGTAGTTGGAGTCCATATACTGACAGAAGGCGATCAGATCGTCCCGCGCCGCTTGAAGAGTCGCGCGCCTATCCAACTCCTCGAGCATCTTCTCGACTTCAAGCAGCTCGATCTCGCTGAGAGTATCCACGCTCTGCAGCAGAAGCTCCAGCTCTTCGCGCGTGAAGTCTTCACTCATCTATGTCGTCTTCCAACTCAAACACACCGCTCATAAGCTTGTGCTTAAAGACCTCTATCAGCCACAGGCACTCTGCGCCGTCCTTGAGACCTAGCGTGGCCCGAGCATCAAAATCTCCATCCCTGTTCCAGCCGATAACCAACACTTGGTCGTACTGCCCCATGGCCTGCTCGAGAACGTTATCGGCGCTCTTGGCTGCGTCCTTCGGGTAGAACTTTACTACTTCGCCATTCTTGCTCATTCTTGATCCTCCTCAATCAATTCTGCGTCCTCGGCAGGTGTTACGTCAATCATCTTCTCGAGCTTGCGGCGCAGGCGGGCCCGTAGGTCGTCGCTCGTCTGGTGTGTGATTGTGATCTCCTGCTTCTCGCTGAACAGGCCCACGTCGGATACCTTACCCAGCAGCTCCAACGCCTTCACGCGGATGCGTGCATCGGGGTTCTCGGTCTCCTGAATGAGCTTGTTGACCACCATATGCCGCACTTGTGCAGCTTCTTGTACAATCTTGTGGCCGTAGTCGTTGAGAATCCGCTCCGTAAGAATGAGGGATGCAGGGGTCTTCTTGGGTATGGTGTTTATGGCCTGCCGTGTCTGCAGCGACGTGGGATTCCGTGCTGCCTGCCGTGCGGTTGCGGCTGCATCGTCTAAATCTTCATCGCCGAAAGTGATGTCTAGCCCGGCCGCTTCGAGGAGTCGTGCAGTGCTTGCGGCAGCCTTGAGTGTAGACATGTAGTTGTCGGTGCTGTTCCCTTCTGGGACGGGCATATCCGCGTCGATTTTGAGTTCCATGGTGCATCCTGTTCGGAAGGTTTTGTAGAGCTTAGCAGGTATTTGAAATTTATGCTATATGGCCGCTTTTTGCACGGGGAGTCCCAAATAGAAAGGGGGGGCCTCGTCTTTTGAACCCACGTAGCCGCGCCGAAAACGAAGGGGGAGGGGGTATCAAATGGTGGTAGGGGGTGCTATCTGGTGTAATATAATGTAATGTATTAAAATAGAGCTGTGGTTGTGTGGTATAGTATGTATAGATGCTGTCGGCGTCGTCGGTCACTGACGGGGGGTGGGGGGCGGTGGGGGTCGGCGGCGCGGCGCTGCGGTTGGCGGCGCGCTCGGCGCGGTCGGCGCTGCGGTGGGCGGCGCGGCGCTGCGGCGCGCGGCGCGTTCGGTTTGGTGGGCGGCGCGCGTCTCGGTCTGCCTGCCTGCCTGCCTGCCTGCCAGCATCAAGGGCGCGGGGGCGCGGCCATGCGCGGCGTTGTTAGGTAGGGGGCTAACATTTTCCCTCCGATCTCCATACGATTTTTGTTGGTATCTATTGACAAGCGCCGCAATCGGCTCTAATCTGATGAGGTGCCGCAGGGCAAGGGGCTCTGCGTGCCTAATCAAATGAGGTTCTAAAATGGCTAAAATTTCGAATGTTTCGGTTCCTGCTTCGGGTCTGGTTCGGTTCTCGGTTGGTGAAAATGAGGTCAACGCGTCGGTGGCGCTGGGCGCGGGTATTCGCGGCCAAGCGGGCGCAATGGAGGCGTTCCTGCGTGACGTGATCGTTGCGCATAATGTGTCACTGGCGGATTGTCTTGCGCCTGCTGCTGATCGCAAAGCGGGCAATGGGATGGGTCAGGCGCAATTCGAATTCGTGCGCGCCTGTTTCGGTATCGCAATCTTTGGCGCTGAGATGACAAAGCGGATTTTGTCCACCAAAACGACTGACGACACTGTGATTGATTTCGCGGGTGCGGTGTCGTTCAAGACTGGCGCGGCAATCAAGCCTAATACGGCGCGCTATGTGATGCAAAATCAGCTTGGTAAGGATTTCGGCGAGTTTCTTGCAAAGCTCAAGATGCTTCAGGATGGTATGGATACCGCACCGCGTGGCGCTTCGACAAAATATACCGATATGCAGCGCGTCGCCAAAATGTTGAATGCTGCAATCAAGGTCTGCCGCAAGGATGCGGACAAGGCTGACGGGTCTATTGATACCGCCGTTGCGGCCAAGTTCGCAAAGTTTCTGGCGGATGGAATGAAAGCGTTCAACGTCAAGGAATAAAATCAGGGGGGCGGCATATGCCGCCCCTCTTTCCCTCAAATCAAAATAGGATTTTTTCATGGCCTACTCTTTAAATTTTTCCCGCCCTTTCTGGCTAAAACGCAAGGATGGCACGCTGCATGTCTGTAAGTGCATCGGGCCGTTCGAATCGGGTGATGACGCGCGGCGCTGGCTGTTACGCTATCGCGCGGTTCTGGACGCTGCCAATGCCGGCTACGCGGCGCTTGAAGTGCTATCTGATCCTTCCGAAATGTGATCCTGCCGCGCCCCCTGGGCGCGGTTTCTTTTTGCCCCCATGCCGCGCCCCCTGGGCGCGGTTTTTCTTTGCCTGCCTCGCCTGCCTGCCTGCCTCGCCTGCCTCGCCTGCCTGTTTTTCTTTTCTGATTTTTTTTTCCCGATGCCAGTGTTCTGGCAGCGGTGGGCGTCATGCAATGCGTGGGGCCATGTCCAAACTTCGATACCTCATACCAGTTCTCTGGCAGCGGCAAGTATCGCGGTGCGTCGTGCTGCGCAGGATTGTTAGGCAGCAACCTAACACGCAATACCAGTTCTCTGGCAGCGGTTAGCGTGGCGCGCTGTTAGGTAGCGCCCTAACAACAAAACCGCCAGCGGCGGCTGGCGGTGTCAGGTGGCATACACGTAGTGTATGCCATCCAAAGTGTATGCTGTCAAGTGTTTTCTTTTGTTAGGCGAATGCCTAATACCAGTTCTCTGACAGCGGTGGGCACGACACATAAAACGCGTGCGGATACACAGAAGTATTGTTCTGATATTTGGTGCTATCCAGTAATGTTACTAGTGCTAAGTCATTGATTTTATGCAATGTTACTACTTTTTTGTATTGTTACCAGTTGGGGGGTCGTAAGTCATTGATTTCATGTAATGTTCCTATTGTTACCAGC